GCCCTCTTGAAAATGTCCGTCGTCTGATCGAGTATATCGGAGATGATCCAAAACGAGAAGGTCTTCTCGAAACTCCGTCCCGTGTCCTTCGTTCTTATGAAACGTTGTTCAGTGGGTACAAACAAAATCCAGAAGATGTTATCAAAGTATTTGAAGATGGCGCCTGTAATGAAATGGTGTTGCTGAAAGGTGTGGAATTCGCAAGTTTTTGCGAGCACCACATATTGCCGTTCATCGGACAAGCACATATTGCCTATATTCCAAATGGTAAAGTCATCGGTGTATCTAAATTAGTTCGTATTCTTGAAATCTATGCAAGGAGACTGCAAATTCAAGAGAGGATAGGGGAGCAGGTTACAGAATGCTTGATGAAATATCTGCAACCAAAAGGTGCCGCCTGTGTCCTTTCTGCAAAGCACCTATGTATGTCTTGCCGGGGTGTTGAAAAACAACATTCAACCATGATTACCTCTTCATTGAAGGGTGTGTTTTTAGAAGACGCCAGAACAAGAAGTGAGTTTCTGTCCATGATAAAAGGAGATTGAAAATGTCCGATGCTCGTTACATCACAACAACCACGTCTATCTGGATCAAGACAACATTTGAAGCAATGCATAGATGGGAAGACGCTCCAGAAGAAGTTTTTTATTTGAAGGACTATCATCGACATGTGTTTTTTGTGAAGTTGGGAAAACGAGTACGAGTATTGGACAGAGAAATCGAATTTATTCAGTTGAAGCATAAAGTGAATGCTTTCTGCGATAAAACGTATGACCAGAAGTATCTGGAGGATTCTTGTGAAATGATTGCTGAGAATCTATTACATGTTTTTGATGCAGATTATGTGGAAGTAAGTGAGGATAATGAAAACGGGGCGAGGGTGGAAAGACAAACACCTTCATGTTGAAAAGGAGGGAGAGTTATGTTGTACTATTTGCCACTTGAGAGTTACAAGGAGAGGTACACCATGCAGTGGAGTGCTCCGACAACTGGATGGTTGGAGCGAAATTGGATAAAGGCCGGAGTACCGTATCACCGAATTGACGCTGAAAATACACCCGTTCAAAATACGATTCAATCTGGATGTGTGCTTGATGCGACGGGTCGTTCGATGTACTGTTTTTCACAGATGACAAAGCTGCTGCAAATGCTGAAAACAGGACAGATAGGTTCGGATGATGTGATTTACTTTGATGACTTCTGGCACCCAGGGATTGAAGCATTGCCTTACGCCTTCCATCTTTTGAATGTGCATCCAAAAACGTACGCCTTTCTTCATGCTCAAAGTGTTGATGAATTTGATTTTACCCATCCAATGAGAAAATGGATGAGACACTTTGAAAAGGGTATTGGAGAAGTATTGACCGGAATATTTGTATGCGGTCCTTTTTTGCAAAGATTGGTAGTGGATGGCGGAATTGCTCCGATTGATAAAGTCCATGTAACAGGACATCCGTTTTGCAGTGAAGAAGTAAAAGAGAGAATGACATTACCTGTTTGGGAAAGGGATAGGGAGGACAATGTCGTATTTTCGAGTAGATGGGATAGCGAAAAGAATCCAAAATTCTTCCTCCAGGTTGCCGAAACAGTTGTTGAACGAAGACCCTACACAAGATTCATCATTTGTACATCTGCTCCCAAACTCAGAAGCAATGATCCTTCCAATCTTGACGCATTACACCAATCCTGCGAAAAGTATCCAGACAATATCATTCTCATGGAAAATCTGACGAAGGAAAAGTATTACGCAGAATTGCAGTATGCCAAAATTCAAATGAATACAGCAAGTCAAGATTTTGTAGCGATTACATTGTTAGAGTCAAGTGTGGCGGGGTGCTATCCTGTCTATCCATTTTTTCGCTCTTTTCCAGAAACTCTCCGTTATGACCGAGATTATATGTATCAGCATTTGAATCTGGAAAGTGCGGCAGAAAAAGTGATGAATATATTGGACAGGGATGATTTGTGGACGAGAGAGAGTATTGAGAGCAGAGCATGGATACATGAGAGATTTGATAGTGCGTGGGAGAGACAGTTGAAAGTGATGCGAAATGAACCCATTGACGATCCCTATGAAGTGAGTGCCTAATCATGCGAATCTACATTCTTGATCCAGCTTCTACCGAATGGAATCGTGGGGGTTATAACTATCTCCCATATCTTTTCCACGATTATCTGGTTTACGAGAAAAACCAAGAAGTCCACTTTATTGAAAACTTTACACTGCTCGATCTTCCAAAGATTGATACACACAACAAGGATTACAGAATCTATGTGTCTTTCTGCACCCCTCCACAAAAAGACATGTGCTTAGAAATTCACAGATTGTATCCAGAAGCCATCTTCTTTGGTTACTATGGTTTCATAGAAGAAGTTGGGTTTCCATCCATCTACCTTTCAGATGAAGTCATTGTTGGAGGGATGAAACATCAGGGGAAGAGTTTTCACAGGTTGGGAACTGTGTTGCTGTCAGATTGTGACGCACATATCAATGGGAAGTTTGAAGGGAATCTATATCCAATTCATACCTCCTATGCCTGCTCCAATGGTTGTTTCTTCTGTCCCGGTTCCAAAAACAACAATCGTAAAATCACGCTTCTACCAATGGAAGATGTGAAGAAGAAACTGGAGTATTTCAAATCTCGTGGATGGAATAACATTCATTTTGTGGATGAAAATCTGGCGGTGGACATCGACCGTATGTATGAGGTGTTGACGCTGTGCAAGGAGATCGGCGGATTTAACAGCATTGTTCTCGGAGATGCGATCAATTTGTGTCGATTCATCGATAAGTATGGGAAGGGGTATTTGGAAGAATGTGGTGTATTTTTGCTTGAGGTTGGGTTTGAGGGGATCAATTTGTTGAAGTCAAAGGGGGGCACTAAGCACGAAGAAGCATGTATCAAGCTCTCCTCCTTGTCCCCTTCTCTTCCCTTCTTTCTTACGATGACATTTGCACCCGGAGAAACAATTGAAACATTGAATAGAACAGGTGAGTTTTTGGCAAAGTACGGCAAGAAACCGATGGAATTAGTGGAGAGAATCAGAACAAATGGGACAGAAGGTGGGCTAGGACAATTCTTTCAACCCTATCCAAATCTGCCATATGACGATTCTGGTATTCATTCTCCCTTCAATCCCACTCGTCTCTATCCCAGTTTTATTCCTACCTCCTTCCTTCAAAGCAAAATCAATTCCTACGACGATTCCCGCTACGCAGAATTTGAAGAAGCCTGCAAATTGTATCCAGTACGTCCTCGTCGTATATTTTCAGTATGTGTTTCAAAAACAGTACAGGAAATTGTCCGCGATAGTGCCCCCTATATCCACAAAGTTGAAATGTACATAATGTTAGCGATTGCAGCGAGACTGAGGATGATTCAATGACGGACGCTGTGAATTTGATGATTGATTCTGGAGCTGTGAACTTTTACAACCGAATGGTAAAAGGAAGCACAAAGGGTTCGCCCGGAAACAGATTTGAAGATCGATTGAGAGAAGATCATTCGTATGTGAAATCGGAAGAATTTCTATCCTATCGAGAGAAATACATTCGATTTATCAAGAAGAACCGAAGGCATATCACATTCTACATCAATTTGGACATTATCAACAATGCTCAAGGCTCTTACGACTCTCTCAAATATCTCGAATCTAAAGGTCTCTCCCCTCTCCCCGTCTTCCATCTTGGTAACGATACAAAATGGCTTGAGAAGTATATCAAAGAGGGGTATGACTTCATATGTATTGGAGGGATCACACCAAATCCATGGAAGGCGGTAAAACCTGCACTGGACAAAATTTGGAGTGAAATACTGACAGATCGAACTGGAATGCCAATTGTCAAGGTACATGGATTAGCAGCAACATCATATCGATTGATGACGGCTTATCCGTGGTGGAGTGTGGACTCAAGCTCGTGGCTGAAACTTGCAATCTATGGAAACATCGCTGTGCCACCAAGAAAAAATGGGAAGTATCGAATGGACGTTGCTCCATATAGTGCTCCTGTTTCCATTCATCGCACAAAAACGAAAATTGATAAAGAAGACGTTCTTCCTACGATAAAGAGAAAGAACCGTTTGTTATCAAGAGAGGTCATGGAATGGTTAAATGAAATCGAAGTGCCGGTGGGCACTGTAAATGAAATGGGGGATGAGGTTGAGTGGGGCGTAACGTCGAATTGGGAGGCGAGATCGTTGGCGAACCTTCGGTATTTCAAACGTCTTGCGGATAGTATGCCGAAATGGCCTTGGTCTTTCAAGATCCACCAAAAACCAAAAACCCTATTCTAAGGCTTTCTGATGATTATCTACTTTGCAGGTGATGGTGTTACGAAACCAATGAGGCCGGAAGAGGTTTTGGAGAATCAGGATAACATTGGAACATTGCTGGCTTACTACAAAATATTTGAAGCCAAGACCACCCGTTCCTCTATACGGTTTCGAGCAATCAAAAAACATGGAAAAGTCAAAACTAAGGATGATGTAAAATGATTGTGGATAGAGAGCAATTGCTGAAAGAACTTGAAAGCGTTACGCCCGGACTTTCTTCAAGAGAGATCATCGAACAATCCTCGTGCTTCGCATTCCAGAATGGAGTGGTAGCAACATACAATGAGGAAATCTCCTGTTTTCAATCTACCTGTCTGAAAATTCAAGGGTCTGTCCAAGCAATGAAGTTGCTCGCATTGCTCAGAAAAATGACGGACAAGACTGTGGATATAACAGCAGGAAAGGCGGAATTGCGAATCAAAGGAAAGGGGCGAAGAAGAGCAGGGATTTTGATGGAGAGCAAGATCACTCTTCCAATCGATTCTATCAAACAACCGAGGAAATGGATACCATTGTCAGATGATTTTACAGAAGCGGTGACAATGGTGGAATCGTGTGTCGGAAAGGATCAAACGCAATTTCATCTCACATGTGTTCATCTGTGTCCAGATTGGATCGAAGCATGTGACAATGTGCAAGTTGCCAGATTTGTCACAAAGACGAATTTGCGGAGCAAGATTTTAGTGCGAAGGGAGCAATTGAAACATGTAGTGTCATTGGGTATGACGGAATTTGGGAAGACAAGAGAATGGTTGCACTTTAGAAACCCAAATGGATTGCACCTTAGTTGCAGGCTGTACATTCAAGAGTATCCAGACATCGCTCCTATCTTGAAAGTCACAGGAACAAAGACACAGTTACCAAAGGGGATAGAAAAAGCAGTTGAGAGAGCGTCCATCTTCTCTGAAACGAATGTTAATGACAATCAGGTGGTTGTGTCAATCAGCAAAGGGAAGGTGAATATTAAGGGGACAGGAACAAGTGGATGGTATTCGGAAACGAAGAGAATTAACTATGACGGTGCCCCGATGTGCTTTACCATCCCTCCATTCCTTCTGAATGAAATCGTCGCCAAATATGACGAATGTATCATCAACAAAAATCGATTGAAGATAAATGTTGGAAAGTTTTCCTATGTTACAGTTCTTGGGGTTTTGGAAGATTCTGTCGAAGGAACACCGGAGAAAAAGAAAAATCGGACGAAGGTTCGTTCAGGCAAGAAACAAGTTGATTAAATGCCATCAAAAATATGGTGTCAGAACATGCTATAGCTGCTATGATTATCCAAATTGTAGAATATATAGTAAGTATATGGACGCTTGGTTTGATTTGTTGGAACAAATCAAGAGAGGCGAATAGATGCGTCAAGGATTTTTCAATCTGACAGAGTTGTCTGTGTCCAACAACACCGCCATACTTCCTCGTTGCGGTCTTTGTGGGTTAAGCCATGGATGCCATTCCCCACGAATGAAACCTACGGGGAAAGGAAAGAGAAAAGTATTGGTTGTTGCCGAAGTTCCTGGGGCTTTAGAAGATTTGAAAGGAAAACAACTGATTGGGGAAGCAGGACAGGTTTTCAGAAATCTATTGAGATCAATTGGAGTGGATTTGGACAGAGATTGCTGGAAGACAAATTCAGTAGTCTGCCGTCCCCCAAACAACAAGACACCTACAGAAAAACAAATCGAATCCTGTCGTCCAAATCTTCTCCATGCCATAAAAACGTTAAAGCCGCATACAGTCATCTTACTCGGCATGTCTGCTGTAAAATCATTGGTGCCTGTTGTATGGAAGGAAGGGGTTGGAAATGGGCTGGGAAAATGGGTGGGGTGGAATATACCGTCACAAAAACTGAATGTGTGGATTTGTCCGACTTATCATCCATCCTATCTTCTTCGTACACATAACGATCTTTTGAAGAAGATTATGACAGGGCATTTGAAAAGAGCATTTCGACATAAGAGCAGACCGTGGAAAGAAGAACCAAATTACAAGGATCGAATTGAAGTTATTACAAAACCGGCACAAGCAGCAAAGGTGATAAAAGAAATGATTCGCAATGGCTCTTGTGTAGTCCCGGACTTTGAAACGAATTGCATCAAGCCAGAAGAAGAAGAGAGCGAAATCATCTGTTGTTCATTGTGTCAAGAGGGGAAGAGAACGATTGTATATCCATGGGTTGGAGAAGCTGTCGATGCCACTGTTCAACTCTTCAAATCTCCGGTCCCAAAAATTGGTGCGAATATCAAATTTGAAGATCGATGGTCGAGAAGAAAATTGGGGGTTGGAATAAGAGGATGGTATTGGGATACAATGCTGGCTTCTCATGTGTTGGATAATAGGGCCGGAATTACATCAGTGAAGTTTCAATCGTTTGTTAGACTTGGAGTGGAGGGATATGATTCTCATATCAAACCCTATCTGCAATCAAGTGGCAAAAAGAGGCTGAATCGAATCAAGGAGTTGCCGATCATGGATGTCCTGCTGTACTGTGGAATGGACAGTTTGGTAGAATGGGAAATATTCAGGAGTCAACAGAAGGAAATGGAAAGGGAATTCTCTTGAAATTCAATGAATACATTCAAAGTGTAAAACGGTCAGAATCGCCAAATTTCAATAGTGTGAATTCTCGAATTTTACATGGGGTGATTGGTTGTTGTACAGAGGCTGGAGAGTTGTTGGATAGTGTGAAGAAGTCTCTATTTTATGGAAGAGAATTGGACTATATAAACATAGAAGAGGAGATCGGAGACTTGTTCTGGTATGTGGCTTTGATAATGGACGAATGTCAATTTGATCTGGAGCATGTGCTGGAAAGAAACATAGCTAAATTGAAAATTCGGTATCCAGAACAATTTACAAATGCTCATGCAGAGAATCGCAATTTGGAAGCTGAAAGAAGCGAGCTTGAAAGATGACAATTTTGCGACCTATCTCATCGGAGGGATATAAGTTGTTTCACGAAGGGACATTGGCTCTGTCTCAAGTGGAACACAATGGGATGCGCATTGATACAAAATATCTTGGAAGGACAATCAAAAAACTGGACAAAAAAATCGCTCAATTATCCAATGAAATGAAAGAGAGTGCTGAATGTAGAAGGGTATACAAAACGTGGAGGAAGAGATATGGCGTAAAAACCAATTTAGGCAGCCATGAACAATTGGGAAGGGTGTTGTTTGACGATTTGAAGATAAAGGGAAAAGGGACAACAAAAAGCGGTCGATGGAAGTCTGACAAAGATGCTCTCGAAGATATTGATCTGCCTTTTGTAAAGAAATATCTTGAAGCCGAGAAACTGAAAAAAGCAAGAAGTACATATTTGGGTGGAATTCTTCGAGAAGTTGATTCAAATGGATTTCTCCATCCTGTTTTCAATCTGCATACAGTTGCCACGTATCGTTCCAGTGTTTCAGATCCAAACACACAAAATATCCCCATTCGTGACACATATGTGGCTTCTCTCGTTCGTCCGTGTTTCATATCCCGTTCCCCGTCCGGCCAAATCTGTGAACACGACTTTTCTGGTATCGAAGTTCGTGTAAGCGGTTGTTACAACAAAGACCCTCAATTATTAACATACATTCGGGACAAGACAACAGATATGCACAGAGATATGGCGATGGAGTGCTATCTGTTGGAACTCAATCAAGTGACAAAAGAGGCAAGATATTGTGCCAAAAACAAGTTTGTCTTTCCTGAATTCTATGGCGATTGGTATCTTTCTTGTGCAAACAGTTTGTGGATGGCTATTGACAGGATGCAATTGAAAACAGCACAAGGGGTATCTCTGAAAGAACATTTGAGAAGAAAAGGGATCAAAAGACTGGGTTCATTAGATCCAGATGTTCGTCCTGTCCCAGGTACATTTGTACATCATCTACAAACAGTGGAGAAGAGATTTTGGGAGGACAGATTTGCAGTATACAGTCAATGGAAAGTGGATTGGTGGGAAGCATTTTTGAAGAAAGGGTATTTTGATACGTATACTGGATTTCGATGTGGCGGATTGCTGGATCGAAAACAATGCGTCAATTACCCATTCCAAGGTTCTGCCTTCCACTGTCTTCTCTGGTGTCTCATTCGTGTGCAAAAGATGTTGAGAAAATATCGGATGAGGACAGTATTGATTGGACAGATTCACGACAGTTTGTTAAGTGATGTGGCAAAGGGAGAATTGAAAGACTATACAGAAATCGCACACAAGATAATGACAGTGGATTTGAAGAAACATTGGCGATGGATTATCGTACCTATGGAAGTTGATTGTGAAGTTGCTCCATGCGGTAGAAGCTGGCTTGAAAAAGAAAAATACAATGGATGAAATATGGACCCATAGCTCAATCGGTCAGAGCGCACCCCTTATAAGGGTGAGATTCCTGGTGGGTCCATTATCACTTTGAAAAGAAAATCGATTTGGAATAGGAGTCACGGATGGCAGAATTATACAAGAAATATCGACCGAAGAGTTTTGAGGATGTGGTTGGACAAGACGCTGTAGTTAAACAATTGGAAGGGTTGTTCAAATCAGATAACTTCCCACATGCTGTCTTATTGAATGGGGAAAAGGGGCTTGGGAAAACCTCCATATCCAGAATTTTGCGACGAAAACTCAAGTGTAGCAAGTTCGATTATAATGAAGTCAATTGTGCCAATCATCGGGGAATCGATTTCATTCGATCAATCGAAAGAAATGCTGGTCTGAGCCCAATGCAAGGGAACACTAAAGTTTGGACCCTGGATGAATGTCATATGCTGACATCGGAGGCATCAAATGCTTTTTTGAAAATTCTCGAAGACACTCCAAAACATGTGTATTTTATCCTGTGCACAACAGATCCACAAAAAGTGATTGCCACAATTAGGAGTCGTTGCACATCATTTGCCCTCGAACCATTTGATTCAAGTTCTCTAAGAAAGTTGATCCGAAAAGTATGTAAGTTGGAAAAGGCTAAAATTTCAGAAGAAGTCGAGGATAAAATCATAGCCAATGCAGATAATTCTGCACGAAATGCTTTAGTGCTGTTGGATAAGGTTTTGGGACTGGATGGCGAAGAATCGCAACTGGAAGCAATTTCCAAATCAACTGTTGAAGTCGCAGCCATTCAAATTGCCAGAGCCATTTTTGATCCAAGAACAAAATGGCCTGATATGGCCAAAATATTGAAATCCACCGAATTGGAAGAACCAGAACAAATTCGGTGGATGGTGCTTGGATATGCAAAAACAATTCTGTTGAGCGGAGGGAAAATGAGCGGACGGGCATTCGATGTGATTTCTGTTTTTCGGGATAATTGGTTTGATTGCAAGGCGAGCGGTCTGGCGGCATGTTGTTTTGAAGTAATAACAGGAAAATAAGGCTGTAGGTCGATTCAAGACACGATAATTCTTAGGGGTAGCGACGATAGGTGTTTTTTAGGATCGTCGCTTGTAGACCCGTATAGAGCGTTCAAATAAGGTGCGAAATTGAAGCATAAACCTTGCAATCGTATATTTTTCAAATTCGCCTGCAAATCCTCTTTGATTTTGCGATAATGAAGGGTGAACCATGAAAATACAACAAATCCAAAACAAAAAATTGGTAAAACTCGCTGACATGAAAGCTGGTGATTGTTTTCTCATTCCAGGTGAATATAGTGAGGACTACGCTTGGACCGGCTTATGTATGCTGACAAGTCATACACAAGGATTGGAGGAGGAAAAGTTACTTGGATGTGTGGAATTGGAACATGGTCATTTTCAATTGATGGATCCAAACGCAAGATTTGAGATAGCCAATGTGGTCGTACAAATTCTGCCAGACGAGGAGATACAAAATTGAAACGCAAAACAACCAAAACACCCGAAATTCAAGAATCCTCGATTTTGGAAATAGATCGAAATGAATTGGATAGAGAGTGGGCGATGCAACCCAAACTCTATCACAAATACGCGGATGATTTGGCAAGAGCAAGGAAGGCACTGGATGAAGCAGAAGCAGCCGTAAAGGTGGTTAGAGCAGACATCGATAAGCGAATACGAAAGAATCCATCCAAATATGACCTACCAGACAAACCAACGGAAACCGCAATTGCCAATACCATTCTTCTTCGCAAACAATTCATTGAGGCTCAAAATGCAGTCATTGAGGCACAATTCAGTGTGAACATTCTCTACGCCATGACTACATCACTTGACCACAAGAAAGCTGCATTGGAAAATATGGTACGATTGCACGGACAGGATTACTTTTCAACACCAAAAACAGATGCAAAAGGATATGAGAAACTGGAAAAGGAGAGATCGAATACAGTTGCAAGGAAATGTGTAAAACAGAAATAGGATGAATAAGCGATGTCACTACTTCAAATCATGTTTGGAATCGGTGTGTTTTGTATTGTAGCTCCATTTGTTTTGTTCTTCTGTGGAAAATGGGGTGCTGTTGGATGGTTTAGAGGGAAACATATTGCAGAAAACAAAATGCCTTTTCCAAAAGAACAAAACGATGCCGAAAATGAAACCTAAATATGAAAGGGACACCCCGAATGGCAACAAAACGTGAAAAACGGGAACAACGCATCAAGCGAGGAAGTGGAGGAGAAAATGCGAAGAAGGCGGCAAATGACAGAAGAATGTGGGATTCACCGTCACTTAATTTGCCATCCACCGCTGCATCTTTCTATTTGAAGGATGCAGAACCGAAGAGGTTGGATGTGTTGAATTATTTGGTGGGGAAGGGAAACCCGAAAGCGGATGAAGGGACGTATTACTACGAGAGACGATTTTGGGTGCATAAGGGATTGGGGGCGGATGGGAAGCAATCGTTCGTATGTACATCGAGGACATTTGGAAAGAAGTGTGCTGGATGTGATTATGTTACCAAACTTCAACGCGATCCCGATGCTGATCCAGACATTATCAAAAGACTCCTTCCAAAAGAACGTCAAATTATGAATGTCATTGACAGGAAGGATCTTGAGAAGGGTGTTCAGATTTGGGAAACATCTTGGTTCAACTTTGGGAAGCTGTTGGAATTGAAGATTCAAAATGAAGACGAAGAGGACAATTATGAAGACTTTGCAGATTGGGAAGGAGGAATGACACTCAAATGCGACATTGAAGATGACAAGACGTTTGGAAGATCGGTAGCGGGAATTGAATTCAAAGCACGCAAGGATTACGATCCTGACGACATTGAGAAAAAGGTATATTGTTTGGACGAAATGATTAAGGAGCCGACGTACAAAGAACAGCAAAAAATCATAATGGGCATGGACGAAGAAGAAACGAAATCAAGGAAGTCAAAATTCAAGGAGTCAGATGTGAAGAAGATCAAGAAAATGTCGGAAAAGGAACTTCGCAAGTTTGTCATTCTCAACGACTTGGAAGATGAGATCGATTTGGATGAAATCGATGACGAAGATGATTTGCGAGTGGCTGTGCTGGAGGCTGTGAAGGGAGCTTTGGAAGACGAAGAGGAGAAGCCTGCCAAGAAAGCCGCAAAGAAGAAGGTAGCAAAGAAGTCGTCCAAAAAGAAGGTCGAGGAAGAGGACGACGATGACGACGACGATGATGATGACGATGATGATGATGAATCGTCCGATGACGATGACGATGATGATGAATCGTCCGATGACGATGACGATGATGATGACGACGATGACGATGACGACGATGAATCGTCCGATGATGACGACGATGACGATGACGACGATGAATCGTCCGATGATGACGACGATGACGATGACGATGACGATGACGATGACGATGAAGAGCCTGCCCCCAAGAAACGAGGTCGCCCGAAGAAGAAGCGGTAATACCACAACATAACTCTCCTTTGGACAGGGGCCTTGGTGCAGAAACTAATCACCAAGGCCCCATTTTCAAACGTACAATGGAAGATGTAAATGATGGACACGAAAAAAGTACGAAAGCAATTGCTCACAAAAACATCCATTAAACCACTCACTGCCGATGATTATGTTGGAACAGGCAGCACATTGTTAAATCTGGCGATCAGCGGGAATCCATATCGCGGATTTGCAAAAGGGTATTACTATTATCTGGTGGGGGATACACAAAGTGGAAAAACATGGTTGAGTTTGACATGTTTAGCAGAGGCGTCCATCAATAAGAATTTTGACGGCTATCGATTCATATTTGATAATGGAGAGCAAGGAGCGTTAATGGACATAGAACGCTTCTTTGGAAAAAAGGTGGCTGATAGAATAGAACCTCCTCGAATAGTCAAAGGGGAAGCGGTTTGTTCGTATACTTTGGAAGACTTCTATTTCAATGTACATGACGCAATCCAAAAGGGAGAGCCGTTCATCTATATTCTTGACAGCATGGATTCACTGACATCAACACAAGAGTTGGGAAAATTTGAAGAGAGAAAAAAGGCTGCAAGAAAAGGCAAAACAACCACAGGCAGTATGGGTGATGGGAAGGCAAAGATCAATTCACAGGATTTGAGACAGCTATTGACACCTCTATACAAAGCAAAAAGTATCCTCATTGTAATCAATCAGACGAGGGACAATCTGAAACTTGGATATGGGGCACCGTTGAAGACAAGAAGCGGTGGACATGCTCCATCTTTTTACGCCTGTCTTGAATTGTGGAGTTCGGTGAAGGGAAAAATCTTCAAAAACTCTACAATCATGTCAAGTACAACCGGAAGAAAGAGTGTGCGAAAACGCGAACTCGGAACGTATTGCAAAATACGGGTCAAAAAGAATCGAATGACAGGAAAAGATCGAACAATTGTCATTCCGATTTACCACAGCTTTGGAATTGATGACATTGGTTCATGTGTGGATTATCTGGTTGAAGAATTTCGATGGGGGAAAAAGGGAGTAAAGATAG